CGGCAAAGTCGTAGCACAACGTGCTCTCGAATTGCTGGTTGAAAACTACTCATGGATCGCTTCCGGCGTTTCCGATTTCTCGGACGCTACCGCCCGCAAGGGTGACGCGATCATAACCCACACCGTCTCGATCCAGTCTGCCTCGGATTATTCCAGCACGGCCGGATACGTGGCTGGCGATGCAACTCAGACGGATGTCGCCGTGACCCTCTCAAATTTCAAACACGTCTCGTACGCTTTGAATGATGACGAGCGCACCAGCTCCTCGATCAACTTGGTCGAGCGCTTTGCAGCGCAAGCGGCCCACGCTCTCGGAAAGAGCATGGTTGATACCGTTCTCGCGTTGGTAACCAACAGCAACTACACCACGACCGCAACCATCGCGGCCGGTGCAGTGACCTTTGGTTCCATCGTCGACATCGCGGCTCAACTCAACAGCGCAAAGGCACCTATGGGTGGACGGTTCGCCGTTCTCAGCCCTACCAACTACGCCAATCTTTCCAAAGATTCCGTAGTGGTGGCGAATGCCCAGCGCTCCACCGACCTCGTCGGCGGCGCCAGCCTTGGCGAAATTCACGGCGTAAACGTATTTAACTACGCTTCGCTGCCCTCTGCGGTATCCAAAGGATTCATCGCCCAACAGGAAGCAATCATCGTGGCGGCTCGTCTGCCCGAGATTCCTAATGTTGAGTTCAGCGGCACCGTTGCCAACGTGACGGAAGCCAAGAGCGGTCTGTCGCTCCAGGTTCGCGAGAGCTACTCGCTCGTGACCGGCAGCGTGCAGCGCACCTATTGCCTCATCTACGGTGCGGCAAAGGGATCGGCCGGTTCGCTCGTTCGGATCGTGTAAGTTACAGAATCATCCGGGTTGCCCGGACGCATCGGGGGGTGCGTCCGGGCTTTCCCACTCAAAAAATATGAATAACCCCCTAGTGTCTCTTGCTTTAATCGTCGGCCCCGCCGAGGGCGACATTCTTAAACGCCTTATTCAATCCGCCCGTGGCCTATGGGACGAGGTCGTCGTCGTGGCGGCAGTAGGTAAAAATGAGGCGCACAGTGTGCGTATTTGCGCCCAGGAGGCCGCTGGCGAGGCTTTAGTCTGGGGGGAATACCAGAACAGCCCAGAGCACAAGGACTGGCCCCATATAGATAATTTCGCAGCTGCTAGGAATCAGGCGTTTAACCTGGCAAAAGGTAAATACGTCATCTGGGCAGATTGCGATGACTTGTTTGATGGCGACCAGGCTAAAATCCACCGGCACGTTATTGAGGAACGAGAAAAGGCCGACAAAGGCTGGGACATCCTAGTCACCCGGTACGATGTGCAAAACAGCGGCATGCGCCACAATCGCCGAGAACGGATCTTCCGCCGGCAGGCCGATGGGTTCCTGCCAGCCATCTGGGAACGGGCAATCCACGAACGAGTTAAACCAATCCCAAATACGGAAGTCGGACTAGCCGACGGCCTCGTCATCGTCCACGCACCTAACAACTGCAAAAAGAACTCTAGCGATCGCAACAAGCGAATCCTAAACAGCGTTTTAGAGGGCGCCGGGATGAACTGGTACTACATCGGCATGGAGTCGTTTCTGCGGAACGATTACCAGACAGCCATCGGGCCAGTGCTGCTCGCCTTGGAGCATCCAGATCTAGGCATCACGGAACGCTACCAGCTCCTGTGCATGGCGGGCGTGATGTGTGCAGATCCTGCCAAACGCAGAAAATATCTGGGCGAGGCAGTAATGATTCAACCCACACGACGCGAGGCTTACGGCCACTACGCAACGCAACTGATGGACGATGGCAATTATCACGAGGCAGTGCGACTGCTTCAAATGATTATGACCCTCACGCCGCCTGCCGGAGTCATCTGGAATCTGGATGCCAAGTGGTACGGCCACATGCCGAACTTCTTGCTGGAACAATCCCTGCGGGTAGTAGGCCAAACCGCCGACGCAGATCGATGCCTCAAAGAAGCATTCCGCGCAGCCTGGGGGCAGATCACTATTATTTACCAGGGCGAACTGCCAGACGTAGTGCGGGCATCAAAGCTGATGATGGATACATCCGATCAGCCCGCTGGGTTGCAGCATTTATTCATCACAAACCCTGGCGAAGATAAGTTTGCCAAGCGGTTGAACATTTGCACGAGCGTTGAGGATGCGATCAGTAAAACCCTCGGCAGGATATTGCTTCACGTAAAATGCGGAAAAGAAGTTGTCGTGCCTAGCTTGCGCTGGGATATGGATCTTCTCGCACAGGGCACACTGCCAGCCGGGACGACTCGCCTGCCGGATCCAATCGATCGAGCAGGCAACGTTATCGTCGGCCTCACCACTACGCCGACTAGGATCGGCAAGATCATGCCCACGATCCAGAGCCTACTGGCGCAATCTCGCCCGGCGGATCAGATCATTCTGTCCGTTCCTGAGAAGCTCGCACGAACAGGCGAACGCTTTGGGGATATTCCGAAAGAGATACTGGCTTTAGCGGAAGCTGGTAAATTGCATATTCACCGCACAAAGGATTACGGCCCGGCGACAAAGTTTATCGGCCCGCTAGAAGTAGGCGGGGATCCCGACGACAAGATTTGCTGGTTGGATGACGACATCCTTTACAGCCCACTGCTTTTGCAGACCCTCGCCGAAGAATTAGATACCAGACCAAAAACGGCGTTAGGCGTCTGCGGATTTTTTATGACAGGCGCCACTGGCTACGCCATCGCCCCAGATCACGGTGGCCATGCCGAGATTCTGGAAGGATTCGGCGGTGTGATGTGTCGGCGTTCGGACATGCCGAAGGCCGAGCTATGGCCAGCCATCCCGGCCAGCGAGTTCGCCAGCTTGAGTCCCGTAGCTCGCGCCAAGTTCCTTGCTGACGATTACATGATGAGCACTGAACTGCGGAAGGCTGGGACAGCTACGCTCGTCTGCAACACGCCAGAACTGAATCGTGGCAACTGTTTAAAGATTCGGCCGGAAGGATTGGGCGCTGACGCCTTGCAAAACAATAAAGGCACGGGCGGCAATCTGGCGGCCTACGCCTTACTAAAGGCAAATGGATAAGACGCTCACCATATCGGGCTACAATCGGCCCACATACTTTGCCCAGGTGTTAAAGGCGTTGGCGTGGTGTGACGGCGTGGGTGAGTACGACGTGGTGGCTGTGCTAGATCCATCCGACAAAACGCAGGAGCTGGCAGAGATGGCCAAGGCAGCCGGTATCCAGACAATGATTATGGAGGAACGGTTGGGCTGCGGATCGATGATTCGCTACTGCATGGAGCTGGGATTCAGAATCTCGGATTATCACATTCACTTGGAGGACGACACCGTTCCCAGCCCGGACTGCTTGCGTTGGTTTGAGTGGGCAGGGCAGAACGCTGGCCCAAAAGTGCTAACGGTATCCGGCTACAATCAACACGGCGGCGATGCGGAGAACGACGCCAGCGGATTCAGAAACTGGTTCACGCCTTGGGGCTGGGCAACCTGGCGCGATCGATTTGAAAGACATCTGGTTCCCGCCTGGGATTGCAACTTCTGGGACGGATCGGTTCAACGTGTGCGTGAACAGACGGGTATGGGCGAACTATTCCCGCACGTCAGTCGGATACAAAACATCGGGGCAGAAGGCGGCACTTTTTGTCCAGGGCCGGAATTTCACAAGGAACATCAACACGCCACCCGCGTGGCTACGGCCAAGGAAACAAAGTGGAAAAACTACAACACCTAAGCATTGGCGGGGAGGACTGGTTTAGCTGCCCCGATCTTTACCGGCGCCTAGTGGCCGATTGTTCGATGGATGGAAAGATCGTGGAGGTGGGAAGCTGGAAAGGGAAGTCTACTGCGTTTCTACTGGTTGAGGCTTGGAACAAATCGCCCCGAATCGAGATCTACGCTGTCGACACTTGGCTAGGTAGCGAGGAACACGCAGGCGAGGAATGCATCAAGAACGGCACGCTCTACGAGGAGTTTCTGGCAAACGTAAAGCCAGTCTCCCGCCAGCTTGTTCCGTTGCGTATGACGAGCCTAAAGGGCGCCAACTTCTTTCCCGATCAATGCTTGGATTCCGTTTTTATTGACGCCGCTCACGACTACGAGAACGTAAAAGCGGATATTGCTGCTTGGCTGCCCAAGGTAAAAAAAGGCGGGGTAATTGCCGGGCACGATTACATGTGCGGGTGGCCAGGGGTAGATCGAGCCGTGGCAGAAGCGTTTAACTCTGTTGATTTTCAGCAGAATTGCTGGCTGAAAGTTTTGACATAAGGCCAACGACGTGACCGAAATTCAAACCCTGATGACGCAAGGGGTGGCCGATATGATTACGGCCATGCCGACGGTTGCCACGATATCCGGCCTTTCCGTCCGTGGCGTCTACACGCCCAGCGAACAAACCGCAGAGCTGGGCATGGGCGGATTCGTAAATCCACAGAATGCGGAGTTCGTATGCCTGACGGCCGCCGTCAGCTTGCCCGCACTAATGACGATCGTGACGGTGGGCGGATCACCCAAAAGACTTACTGGCGTACAATCCGATCAAGGCGTCACGACTCTTATCCTGGCAGATCCAGAGGATGTGCGATGAGTTTAAGACTCGCAGCGGAGGACGGCCTAGCCGCCTACCTATCCACAGCCAGTAAGCCAGCCGGGCTATACGTTCAGGCTGGGCACAGGATTGCGGAACTACAGCTCCCAGCCTGCATCGTTCACGCAGAATCTAGCGTGCCAGTTGTTGAGGGATCTTTAGCCACTACCCGCAAGGTTACTTTCACATGTTCAATTATGACGCCGCTCGAAGTAGCCAGCACGGTCACAGCTCACAGGACGAACTTCGATTGGCTAAATACCAAGCTGACGGCCGTAACTACCATAGCCGGCGCCACTCTTATGGGTGGATACCTGGGCGAAGAAAGCACGGGAAGCAACGACAAGGTGATGGAGGATTCGGTGAAATTCACCGCCTTTGTCACGCCTAGTTGACACGTAGGGAAAAAACAATATGGCGATGACATACGGAGTGACGGCTGGAATTTCTCAGAACATCAGCAACACGGACGAGTACGTCTACATCACGGGAACAGACGGCACCGTGGTAAAACACTTTAGGAAATACAAAAGGATCGAGACAGTCACAGAGACTTTGCCCGATTCATTTGCTCACCCTGGCGTCTCTGGCCCAACGGCGTTCCGCCAAGAGTTGCGCCTGTCGAATACGGATTTTGCCAGACTTACCAACACCGCCGTGACATTCAGCACAATCGCTTAAGGAAATAACAATATGCCATACAAAGGATTCACAGGGGTAGCAACCGTCACCGGGATTGAGGAATACATTTCTATGAGCATCACGGGCGAGCAGACGGAGATCGTCATCGATCCCGGCACAGCCAACACCGCTCCCACAGTTACCACCTACTACAATCCACGCTACAATGTGTCGATCGAGGGGATCAGCTCTGGCGCATCTGTGCCCGCCACCTTTACGATTGGCGGGAATAGCTACGTAAAGACGGGCGAGTCATACACAAAGACCGTCGGCGATGTAGTCAAGGTTAGCGTTACTGGCGTCTACAATCCTAACAGCACGCTTGCCTCGTAATCGGTAAGACGGCGATGAATCGCCACTTTGCCGAATCATTCTTAAATCGCCAGGATCATCGCGTCCTAGGCTTGCCACTCCTGCCGCTTTCCTTGTGGCACATGTTTAATCTGGAAGTCGCTCAATCGCCCTACTTCATCGGAGGCTCGTTCCCATCGGCCAGAGATCTGCGCCTAGCCGTCAACATTTGCCGAACGCCGTTTCCCATTCTGCCAGATTTGTCCAACCGCCGGCTGTGGCTGGATTGGATGAGGAGCTGGCGGTGCGAGTTCCTAATTGAAACGGCCAAGTTCCGCGCCTACCTAGATGACTTTAATGCGTTGCCACAGTTATGGCAGCCAGAGAAAAAGAGGGGCACCGGCCGGGAGGCCACGGGGTTACCATGGTCGCTGGCCATTGTGTCGGGCGTGTGTGGGGCGACCGGGTGGGACGAGGCAAAGGTCTGGAACATGCCGATCGGGCAGGCGTACTGGTACCACGTAGCGTTCGCCATGCAGAACGGTAGCAGCGTGGATCTACTTTCCGAGGGCGAGTTGCTGGCGATTGAGACTGTTCGCGCCAGGAGGGCGGGGAAGTGATTGAGAAAATTACAGTGGACGATCGCGAGCTTCAACGAGCCTTGCTGCGTTTTTACAAAACAAAGAAGCCGGCTCAAGTATTGCGGGCACAGGCAAGGCTTATGGCCGTCAACCTTGCGTTTCAAACCCAGCCATTCGGAGGATCCAAGGCAATCGGCGGCCAGCAAGAAAGCGCTAAGTCACAAGGTGAAGGCACCGTGGCAAGCGATATTAGGAAAGTCATACGCACGCCAGCCGATGTGTACCAAGAAATTGAGAAGCAAGCCATTGGAGCGGGCCGTGCTTTCTACGCCATGATTAAGGCAGGCGACTTTGATTTGGCAAAAAACCTTTTAATCCGCCTTCGCGTCGCAGGACTAATCCAAGCACAAGTCGGCAACATGAGCGGAAACTTTCACAAGCAAGCTCTCAAACCAATTCCAAAAAGACCGCGAATGGCAAAGAGGCAAGAGCCGTTGTTGATCACGGAGGAAAAGGCAAAGCTAAAAGCCTACGTGAAGGAAGTGCAAAAAAAGGTAGGTATAGCAAAAGGTGGCTGGGCTGCTTGCGCTATGCAGTTAGGAGGCACGCGGGGCAGAATGGAAACGAACGTGCCAGGGATGCAACAGCAGGCCGTGCCTGCCTGGGTAAAACGCCACGCGGGGAAACGTGCGGCTGGTACGGTAATTGATCAAGCTGACGACTTTATGACGGGAAGAATCAATATGATCAATCATGTGCCGTGGGTTAGTAATTGTTTAAGCGATCAGCAGGCCCAGCAGGCTATTGACATACAAGCTGAAAAGATGCGGCGGGCGTTGGATTACGCTTACCAGGCTGATCTAAAAGCCGTCGGATTTTAAAAATACCATGGCAAAACTAGCGATCGATGTGGTGCTGAACAAAGCCGCAGCCATGACTGGCTTGCGCGGCCTTGAGAAAGATTTTGTTTCCTTTGGTAAATCCGTGCTGGGCGCGGTAGGAATTGGAGGAGGGCTGGCTGGGCTGGTCGCAGGCATTGATGGGATTCTCGCAAAAGCCGGGCAACTACAGGACGTATCTGACGCATTTAACGTAAGCGCGGAAAGCATCCAGCGCCTTGCTGCCGTGGGCGTGACGGCAAATCTTTCGATTGAGGAGATCGGCAGCAAGCTCGGCAAGATTGGGAAAGCAGCGCAAGAGGCGGCAGGCGGAAACAAAGAGCTTGCTAAAACATTTGAAAAGATAGGCGTCACAGGGCAACAGCTCGTCAGCCTTTCTCCCGAGAAGTTATTTAACAAGTTAAGGGAAGCTGTCAGTAGCGGAAAATTGGCAAATGATGAGTTGAAAGTAACAAATGAACTGCTCGCAAAAGACTTTCAGAGGTTTTTGCCAATACTAAGAATGACGACCGAGGAGTTCACTAAACTTGGCGGAGCCAGCATTGTCATGTCAGACGCGATGGTTTCAAGCCTAGATGCGGCCAATGTTGTTGTTAGACAATTTCAAAACCAAGTTTCGCAAGCGTCTGCCCTTGCTGCGGGATCATTTCTAGATCTAGTGGCAGTGTTTAAGGAAAACCCTCTGATGCTATTTTCTGAGGATATGGATAAAGACTTGGAAAAAGCTCTAAAAAGGAGAGAGGAACAAATAAAGCAGTCAATCGAGAATGAACGAAAAATTAGAGCCGGCCAACAAAAGGAGGTCGTAGATCAAGCCGAGCTGGATCGGCAAGGTGTTAATGAAGCCAAGCTGGATGAAAAAATTAGGGATGCTGAAGCCAGCGCCAGAAAGAAAGTGTTAGACATGTTAGCAGACAGCGAGGAGGACAGGCGCAAGCAAGACCTAGCCGACTTTAAACAGGCTGAAAAAGAAAAGCGGGATTTACTGCAAAAGCGGGCAGAGCTTATTCCATCGCTTCAAGAACTGGAGGCAAGGAGAGCAGGCCCAGAGGCCGAGATGCGGTTACTTGAGGATAGGGCGCGAGAAGCGGCAGATAGGGCACGCACCTCTGGAACGATTGAGGATGTAACTGCCGCACAGCGACAAGCGCTAGAATTACAATCTGCGAAGGAAAACGCTTTAAGTCAGAGGGGATTCGGGGATCAATCGGCCAAGCTCGCAAGGGCACAAACTGAATCCATCGTTGGCAAGCTGCAGTCTGCGTCCGAGTTGCAACAGCAACTGCGTGACATTCCATCCAGCACGGAGGCACAACGCACGCAACCTGTGAGACTAGAAAACCCACCCAATCTGCAAGGCGTACTGGACAAACTAGACAAGCTAATTGCGAACGCTGGGGTATTCAGCTAATGGCAAGGGGTAGCAGCTCAAGTGGCGGTAGTGGCGGATCTGTCCAAAACACTGGCATCGAGATGCTGGGTGGTGGTGGCAGCTTTCAAGCCACCGGCAAGACCACGATCAATAAAAAGTATTTTGTCACTGATTTTGCACAGCTTGAAACAGCACCAAGAGTCGAGGGATACCAGGCGACAAACATTAGCTATACCAAAATAAACGAAACAGCCTACGAGCAGTCCGTCACCTACGAGGCGATGACGGAAGCTTCCTCAAGCGCGGATGGTGGGGTGGTCTGGCTACAGGCTGGCGTTAAGGGCACGTTTGAAATGTTTTGTTCCTATGAGAGCAAGACGATCGAGCTGCATCCCCGCATCGATAAACTTATTACAGATTTTGGCGGGTACATTACGCCAGATGGAATTGCAAAATGGCCGCCCACTTACACCCCAACTTCAGGCGGAGGATTAGGATCTGGCAATACTGTTCCTAATCCTATGTATGGCGTCACAAAATACAAAGAGGTCACGCTAACCCTGCGTCACACCTACTTTACGAAAAGTGTAAATCCTAACATTTGGGATACCGCAGGCCGGGTCGTAGATAAATTGCCAGCAGGCATTCCTATCCCAAGGGGCGAGAAGGATAAGGACGGGAAAGAGATACCTCCAAAGTGGATGATGCAAGCACCGGCCGTTAGCCGTCAGGGTGAGGCTTGGCAGGTGGTGCAAGAGTATGTGTTGCTAGATAGAAAGGGTATTGCTCAAGGATTATACGAAAAGGGAACTGTACCAGGAGCCACATGATCCCGGACGAGCTGAAGGCGGAATCGGGCGACAAGATCCTGCCTAAGTTCAAAAAGCTGGTCGCTTGGATTGATTCCCAGCGCCTCGTCTCTGTAGACGATCGGGTTTTAATTAACTCAACCCCCAACGGCTCTCTAGTTTCCATGGTGGATCGGCCGCCGACAATCTCTACCCCTCTCCAAGTCCGATTCAACGGCACAAAGTTTTTTAGCGTTAGCGAGGGCTATATCAACGGCAAGCTGCCGCAGATCAAACCCAGCACAGGCCAACTGCAAGACATCGTCGACCCAGACGGCGTGCCAGCACCGCCAGCAAAACTACCGGCAGAACGCCCTATCCTAGTATGCGCCCTTGTTACATTTACAGAAACATTCACGCTAAAATCTACCGAGATCGTTTGCAGAAAGCCTAGCGAGATTCCACGCACGGGTAGCGCAAATTACGCCGCAAAAGATAAAACCACCTCTGGCCTAATCCCTCTAGCGTACCTACGTAAAAACAACTTTATTCAGTTCGTCACTCACAATCTGCAAGTGCGTGCCTATGTTCATAACGGATCGCATCGCGTGATCTACTGGCCAGCGTGAAATACACAAGCCAGCTATGGCACAAGCTGCTGGATAAGGTTGCACACTATCTGCCTATAAAGTTTGACTATACTGCGGCAGGAAGTCGACCGCACCCATGGCAAATTCAAGCACAGTATTATACCGATCCGATTGCAAACATCTCCTACTGGCGGGCGTCCTTATCGCCGGGCTTGGTTAACGGATTCCCAGCTAAAATTACGATGCAATACTCGGACGCTCCGCTGGCCGCGAAGGAGCGTATAAGGCTAGAAAACATTGAGGCCAAAAAGCCTGCACCTAAAAAGACAGATCGAGTGGCCATCTATCTGGACGAGCAGGCGGCTGTAAAACTATCTTTCCGCAAAATAGGATCTGATGCCGATCCGTCATCCATCACTGCAAACGCTGGCAGCGGAAACATTGTCGGCGTATTTGAGAAGGTGCCCGACTTCTTTAAGAGGCTAGGCGTGGCAGATGCTAAAACAGATATTCTGGCCGAGAAGGCTGAAACCCAGCGCCTACTACTAGCGTGCGATATAGTCCTAAATCAGCCGCGAGTATCCCTGACAAACTCGATCTCAATCTCTGCCGCATCCATCGATACCACCCTAGTCAGCATTAACCCTGGTTTCCAGTCTCCAGCGGATCGCGAGGCGACCGTCACTGCCTTGCCCAAGTATGTGGTACCTGTTGAAACCACTAACTTTGCCGACTTGTTCTTTCAGCGATTTGTGGACAGTTCGACAGATCGGCTGCATCTAAGCACCGTCTATCTTTTGTCGCCCGTACTGCCACTGCTAGATCCGACAAACTTATCTGGATGGCAGCCTTACATTCAATACAACTGCCATCACAATTTAGTCCACGCCTCCCAACAGATTGAGCGTCGGGAAGAATTTAAGCCTTTAAGCCTAGTCCTTCCCTTTGCGGGCGGCGTAGCCCAGCCGATCTTTGACTACATTCTAGCCGAAAATAACTTCTTTGCCCAAGCGGCTTTAGACTTCTATCAGCAACGCAACCTAGCAGGAAAGTTCTACGCCGTATGAGCCTGGACAAATCAGCCGAGCGTCGCAAAAAGATCATCGAGGAAAACCGCAGGCTGCGGAAGCTGGGCGTTTTGCAACTGACTGAGCCAGGGCCGTGGTATCCTATAGCCACCAGCGTGCAGTTCGACCCCTCATTCTTTAAGGGCTTTACAGAGCAGGACACGGGGATTGACACGCCTCCCGCAAAGTAACCATGGCCACACTCCTTTACGGTAACATCTCCCAGAAAACGGCCAGCTACACGATTGAACCTGGTTCGATTACCCTGCCCACAGTCGTGCAGGGAGATACCTTTACGCTTGCGGTGCGACTTACCGAGACGTCTAACAACACCACCACAGTCACCGCTCCTTCCATCTATTCCGCCCGTCTAAGCTACGGCCCGGTGGATGTGGCGCCTACGGCCGGCACGTTCAAAGTGCGGGTCAACGCAGTTACCTCAAGTGCCATCACACTGGGATCTACGGCCGCCAGCGTGGCTGCAATCCTGAACACCATCTCAGCCGCTACCGGCTGGAGCGTTACGGAAGATCAAGGATCTTACATTGTAGGCAGGACGGCCAACTGGACGACCACTAGCGGCATTACCATCGTAGAAAACAACCTCACGCCAGACAGCTTTGTCCGGGTGACTAGCTACTCCGCAAACAACATATTCTACCAAGAGCTGCGTCCGATGCAGTCACCGCTGGCTTATACTAGCGCATTCGGTCTGATCGTTCCGCCTGCACCTACCATCACCCGCGTTGTTACGGGATACAGCGACCCCACCACGGGCGTATTCGTCAATGAAGTGCAGCGGCTCTACATCCCGCCTGCGTTCGATACCACCTACCAGATCTATCGCGGCACCGCTCGCACTGCCTTGCTAAGTAAGGACGACGGATCAACCGAGATTGAAGCCGCGCTGATGCAAGGCTGTGTTACTGTTGGGGCAGGGGAGATCTTCCTAGTTACCAACCCGCAAAACTACACTGCCGACATTGAGTTCGCAGGCGCTATGAGTGGAGCGACCCACAGCTTGCTAACGGTGGCTGTGCCTATATCGCCACAGGGCGATGTTACCTTTGATCTGGATCTTAATACCCAAGGAATGCTGGCCGCTTTGCGTGGCGACTTTGAAGTCACTCACCCGCTGACCTGCGAGATCGGGATTAACTACGGAACAGTAACCACGCCCAACGTCCAGTACGTAACCGTGTTCCAGCAGAACATGACCGTGCAGGCCGACGGTGCTTGGACAGGACTAGCCGCCGCCCAGCGGATTAACTGGCTCAATCCTCCGCAGCCGGTCAACTATATCCCTTTTACCACAGACCAAGTCATCACGGGCATTCAGAGCTTTACGGCAGTAGTCACAGGCGCAGGCCCGTGGACGATCGCCCACAATCTAGGCACGGAAGCGATCCACGTTACGGTGCGGCAAAATGTGGCTGGCGGATATATTCTGAGCAACAAAGATAATGCCGACTTAGGCCATTACACGATTCAGACCTCAACAAGCCAATCAATCATAGTTACCGATAATAATGGTGCTGGAGCTGGAGCCACAACCGGCTGGGCCGTGATGATCTCCAGCGCAGGGCCGACAAGTGCGTTCCAAGCGCACACCCACACCATCGCCCAGGTGGTAGATTTACAAGATACGCTGAACGCAATCGGCACGCGGCTAACTACACTAGAGAACGTCCTGCCTAATGGCGTAGGAATCATTAACCAATCTGGCGTAGATACGAAGCCACTCACCATGACCATCCCAGCACGCTCAGAGGTGCTGTTCACGCAAGATATCGATAAGGCTTGGGGGGATATGGGGATTGACCAAACTAAACTACCCCTGCGTGGCCCCAGCTTGCTGCGATCATTTTCTGGCCTAGCAAACAATTCTAATACGGTTAGCGCTCCTACGACCTCTGGCGCCTACATCTATTCGGGCGGAATTGAGCTGGCCCCTATGGGCTACCTACCTGGCGACACAGTTCCACCGAGTGGAGTCGTCATCTACGACGAAGGCCGCATCTACCAAGGCCGCCAGGATGGAGACAATAAAACCTACTATCCTGTGCCTTACGAGGTGGAGCTGTTCCGCATTCCTGTGAACGCGAATCAATTTAGAGTCGGCCGCACGCTTGAGGTTAAATTCGGGCTGATCGCTCAAATGTTGGCCAAGACAGACGCTCAGTGGCGTGTGGTCATCGATGCAGCAAATTTAAGTGAGGTCACTTCTCCCTCTCCGCAGGGCATGAACATCTCCAGTGCTGACTATAACCAAAACAAATTACTGGATCACCGAATTATGCTTACGCAAACGCTCGTTCCTCACATCTTAGGAGTGCGCCTAATGCGTTCTTTAAGCGGTGAAGATATAGTCATTACCGCAGATAAGAATATCTATGGCACCTACGAAAGCACGATCGGAGCGCCCGCTGGTGCCAGCTTTATTCTGCGAGCACGGCTGATGAATTTTGATATTGCGAACACTGCAGACGACGTGCGCGGTTGGGTGGGCTACTCCCTGAAGGGGGTTGAAGGCGAGAACCTAAGCGGTGACATAAAGGTGACAATATCATGAGCTTATATTTCGGAACGTTGGCGGGAACGGCAGGATCCTTCGGCAGCACAGACGCTACTGGCTCTGCAGCCAGATTTAGCTCTCCTTATGGAGTCGCTGTAGATACTGCTGGAAATGTTTATGTAGCTGATTCCAATAATTACACTATCCGAAAAGTCACTAGCGCGGGAGCAGTAACAACGTTAGCAGGGACGGCTGGAAACGTTGGCAGCAGCTTGGACGGCACAGGCGCGGCGGCTAGATTCCAAAGACTTACCAATCTTATTGCTGTAGACACAGCAGGAAATGTGTATGCAGCTGATTACACGAGTATCCGTAAAGTAACTAGCGCTGGGATTGTATCAACCTTGGCTGGTGCTGCTTATACTACGGGCAGTACGGATGCTACTGGGTCGGCAGCCAGATTTAACGAGCCTACTGGTGTCGCTGTAGATTCCGCAGGAAATGTATTTGTAGCAGACAACTTCAACCACACCATCCGAAAGGTAACTAGCGCTGGAGTAGTAACTACATTAGCTGGCACCGCTGGCTCTACAGGCTCTACAGACGGCACTGGTTCTGCGGCTAGATTTAACAGACCTTACGGCATTGCCGTAGATACTGCAGGAAATCTTTTTGTTACGGATATGAAGAACTATACGATTCGTAAAGTAACCAGCGCGGGAGTGGTAACTACTTTTGCAGGCACGGCAGGATCCATCGGTAGCACCGATGGCACTGGCGCTGCCGCGCGGTTTACTTACCCAGCGGGCATTGCTGTAGATACTGCTGGAAATGTTTATGTAGCTGATTCTAATAACAACACCATCCGAAAGGTTACTAGCGCTGGCGTGGTAACCACCGAATCGGGCCTAGCTAGTAACATTGGCTCAAACAACGGTTTAGGCTCTGCCGCTAGGTTTTATGCTCCCCGTGGCGTATCAGTCGATACCGCCGGTAACGTTTTTGTGGCAGATACCGGTAACCACACCATCCGAAACACTATTGCATCTGCACCCGCTACAGTCACTCTTTCTAATTTATCTAAGACTTACACTGGATCTGCCCAAGCCCCCACCACAACTGTCTCCCCATCCGGCCTTGCCCTAGAGCTAATCTACACGGGCACGGCCGCTAGCTTATCCGCACCCGTCACCGCTGGCTCTTATGTAGTCACCGCCAGCGTCGTGGATAATTTCTACTACGGTACAGCTAGCGGGGTAGTCACGATTAGCAAGGCTGCCCAAACCATTACCTTTGCCTCTATCCCCAGCAAGTTTGTCGGCTCGGGCGCTTTTGTCGTAGCGCCCACATCCACCGCAAATCTTACCGTTGCTCTCTCCTCTAGCAACCTATCCGTGGCCACTGTCTCTGGCTTTTCTATTTCTCCTATCGGCGCTGGCACTACCACTATCTCCGCTACGCAAGCAGGCGACACCAACTTCCTAGCGGCCGCTACCGTTACCCAAGTGCTTACCGCGACTACCGCGCCAATCGCTCAGACGATTGCCTTTGCCGCCCTTTCGCCTCGCCGGGTTGCCTCACTCAAAGACGCCTACTCGGCCGCTTCGCTTATTACATCCAGCACTAGCCTCTCCTTTGCGGATGCCACTAGCGTGGCGCAAGCTAACGCCCGATCAAACGGATCGTTCGCCCTAGTAGCCACAGCTTCCTCTGGATTGCCCGTCACGTTCACTTCAACAGTCACGAACGTGGCTACGATCGTCGGTAATATCTGCACGCCAGTAACGCCAGGAGTGACCAACATCGTGGCAGCGCAAGCGGGATCCACAGCCTACTCCGCAGCTTCCACAGTTACCCAATCCCTCGTCATTGTGGAAAAGCAGTTTGCTTGGTTAGATCTGCGCTGGGAGCTGACCGATCTACAGATTGATGCCCGTACCCGTACTGTTTCTAGTGCGAAAGGGAATGGGGCAGTTCTAACCATTCGCCAGGGTGATGCTCACGACATCGCCGTTTTCTTTACCGATCCAGCCGGCGCAGCTATCCTTATGTCGCCATCCAGCCTAAAGCTGTGCATTCGTGAAAAAACAAATCGTAGGCCGGTAGTGTTAGAAACCACATCATTCACCCCTTCCGATTTCGGCGGCTTCGATCCTTACTACCAGATCAGCTTTACGGCCGACAATGATTCGCTCCAGCGCTTTGTGGCGTTTAACGGCGTGTCTGATAACTCCGACGCCATCCCAGCTATAGGCGAAGTCGAATGGACTTACGGCGGCAAGGTCTACAGCTCCAAACCATTTACCGTGAATATCGTTCCTGAAATCGAGCGGGAAATATCGGACGTCTAATGGCCGCATCCTACGACATCACGATCGAGCAGGGAACGGATTGGACACGCGATCTATTCCTTACCACCGCCACCCAGGGGACGATCAGCCTAGCCGGCCGGACGTTTGCGGCTGAGATCCGCCAGATGCCAGGGGGCACGGTAGTAACGCAGATTGCCACTAGCGTGGTGTCGGCGGCCGGTGGGCAACTACGCCTTACCGTGACGAGTGCCGCCAGCTTGCTCGTTCCTACCAGCGGGGCGAAGTATGACCTAATTCAAGTAACTAGCGCTGGCATCGCCACCCGCTTGCTAGAAGGCGTGGTGACACTATCTCCAAGGATTACCATACCATGAGCGATATTTATCTTCAGATCACCGAAACGCCCGCCGTCGTAACATTAAGCGCCCCCGTAGTGGCCAGCGTAATGGTCAACACAGTCACCGTGGCAAACACCGTGACCGTGGCGTTAGATTCCAACAGCCTAAGTGCGTTAGAGAATGTGACCGTGACAGTTGGGGCGGCAATCACCGGCACAGTGACGGTTAGCAATTTTCCTGCATCGCAAGCGGTTACGTTTTCAGCCGTCACGATTTCAAACTTTCCGGCCACCCAGCCAGTGTCGATTGCGTCAGTCACAGTCGGCAACACAGTTGCCATCGCTGGGACAGTAACGGCTAACCCAACTGGAACACAGACGATTGCTGGCACAGTCACCGCTCAAACAGACTTGGACACCAGCACTCTTCAGCCTTGTGTTGTGATTGGGTTTGGTACTCCTGCTGGGGTTTCCAGAGTTACATACACTAATGCTTTTCCAGTTCAGATTTCAAATACTACAGGACAAATTACCCCACTTAATCCTCTCCCCATCTCTGGCACAGTCACCATTGGAGCAGGGACAGCCCAAATCGGTTCAGTCACCGCATCCATCAGCGGGACTGTGCCTGTATCTGGCACATTCTGGCCAGCGACACAGCCCGTCAGCGGTACTTTCTGGCAGGCCACACAACCCGTCAGCCTAGCCGAAACGACTGTGACAATCTCGGCAAACCCAGCCGGGCCACTCACGACTCGGTTTGGTTCCGTCACAACGGCAAATACTTCACAACTTACAGCAGCCGTCACAAATACCGCTAGGGAATATCTTTTTATCCAAAACATATCCGTCGGAAGCGTGACCGTAGGCATTGGCTTTTCGCCAACAACGACTCAAGGAATCCAATTATCGCCAGGATCGGGCATTACCTTTGATTCATTCTGCCCGACGGGTGCAGTCTGGTGGCTAGGAGCAACAACAGGCGCAGCCTGGACAATTCTTGAAGGATAACTATGGGCAACTTTTTCACAGGCCCGATCAGCACAATTGACCAGAAGCTGCTTAATATCGGCAGAGATATTGGCGGGCGGTTAGGATTTGGTGGCCAGTACGCATTAAGTTCTGGCGCAGGCACAACTAACGACTCATCTCAAGCTAACGGATCTTTTAATATAAATATGAATGGAGGGACTGCTGCTGGCGGTTATGCAAAAATCGGATATTACGATCCGCTAGAAACAGATTTCTTTTATGGCGCATCGTCAATCGATTATTCAAGAAGGATACGATTTGCCTTCCAAGGCATGATGTATATCGGATCCACAAATTCCCGCATCCGCGTTGTGTTTGGCGGCACTGGTAACTCCACAGCCGCTCCAGCCGCAGATGCAAACGGACTGACAGTTAAAGGCTTTGGCGTTGAGTTTTTCGTTGTGAGCGGACTTGTTCAGGCAAGGTTGATTGGATTCAACGGATCCTATCTTACGCCAACCTCGTACACTACGCTGACAAATGGATTTGCAAGCGTAGCAAACTCAAATCGATATTTTGCGTGTATGATCGAAAGCGATGGCACTGGAAACATTAACCTGTACGGAGCCAATTCATCAACTGTCAGGAATATCAGCATATCTCCAACACCCCTTTTGAATCTCACTGGCGGCCCCACAAACTCCACAAGCTCAAACAGATTTGGACCAGAGATTCAGTTAGTAAATAACTCAACAGTTGCGCCTACTGCTGGCTCTCAATCTGTTGCGTTAAAATTGCTTACTAATGATAACTGGCTCCTCGACGTCCAATGATCCCAGTAATCCTTGTGGGACTTCTGCTCTGCTCCTGCTCGCCACAACCAACCGAGAACATCGGCATGCCACGATATTCCGACATGTCCGCAGCCGAGGACGCAGGGAAGGTCAAGTGAATGGACTGCCACGACTCAGCCGAATGGCGTGAGCTGGAAAGTTCGCTTCGATACTTAGAGGCCGAAGGATTTATAGAACGCTGGAAAGATAAGGACGGCGTCGAATGGGTGCGTATTGCGGAAGGAGCTGAGAACGCCACCCTATGAGCACCGACCAAGTAGCCGAACTTTCTGAACGGTTAAGCCTAGTCCGAGAATCTATAGCCCGGATCGAAACCCGCCAGTCGGTCATTCTAGATTTACTCGAACGCTCACAAGCCAGCCTGGGCGAGTACCACGGCCGCCTAACTAATATGGAGCGCGACGCCCACACGATTAAGACAAAGCTGTGGCTAGTGGCTCTCGTATCTGGGGCAGTAGTCAGCACGGCGTGGGAGCTAATCAAGCGTCGCTTCAGCCTTTGACACCCCGCTAGGGGCATGGAAACAATCATTCCCGCACTACTAAAAGTCGATTGGCTTGGCGCCCTTGGCGCAGTCACGGCCACTCTTGCTGCTATTGCAGCGGTTGCCACGTTCATCCCTGGCGATGAGCCGGAAAAAACCCTGCAAAAGATCGTCGACTTCCTTTCTAAGTTCTCAAAAAAATAACCACCCATGATCGCCGGAATCTTAACGGCGCTGGGCGGGATAACTGGTATTGTGCTTTGGTTTTTAAAACGCAAATCGCCCCTACAACGCAACTGGGAAGCCATAGAGCTAGAGCGACGCAGGCGGCAGAGAGATATAGATGCGTGGTGGACTAAACGCCCTCCTACTGATTAGCGCTCTGGCGCTGTGCAGCTGTGCCACGACGCAAACGCAGGACGGCCCGCCGCCTAGCCCGGACACGATCAGCTACTTCATCTACGAGTGGGACAAGGCCGAGCGAACAAACAAGCCCTGCCCACAGGCTTACCGAGATCTGTTTGCGAAGTCGCTCAAAGCGCTTTCTGATAGCCTGGCAGAAACTGAACGCGAGCGAGCGAGGCAGTGACCAGCCTTGCGGAAGCTAGTTCCCGCACCTTGCGGGCGATTGATTCTTTAGACGCCAGTTTTCAAAAACAGGTTAGGGGATGGGTGAATGAGATGGTCACAAGCCGGATCGAGCCGCTGATCTACTGCGGCCGTCGCACGATGGAAGAGCAGGCTGCTCTTTATGCAAAAGGCCGGACGGCAGGCGGCCGAATCGTGACCAAGGCCAAGCCAGGGGAAAGCTATCACAACTACGGCCTCGCGTTTGATTGGGTTCCGCTAAAGCAATCGGGCAAAAACGCGGATCTGTGGATCGCAGACTGGGACAACGAAACGGCTTTTCGTTTAGGCGAGCACGTGGGCGTCAGTTTTGAACTAGCCGCAATCTCCTGGGAAACGGGTCATCTTCAGTCGGCTAAATACAAGAGCTGGCGTGACATCTCACGCAAGCCTGTGGAACAAGTGCAGGTCAAAGACATCCGCAAAAAGAGCAAGGCCACAAGCCTAGTCAGCAACAGGCCGTGGAGTTCACGGTGACGCCGGAACATGAGAAGCATCTGGCGGGCATTCTGCGTGATTTAACCAAGGATCTGGATGCCAAGTACCGCAAAGGCCAAGAAGAACACGGCGGTGCGTTATGGCGCAGGCCCGTGTGGAAGGATGCGTGGGATGAGATATTGGATCTATGCACCTATCATCATACGTTAAAGATGCAGCTCTCCGTAATCGCGGAGATTGCGCTGATCGGGGCGAGCGACGAGAGCGTCGTGGCAGCTCAATCGCGGGAAAGTTGCCGTCAGATTCTAGCCGTGCTGGAAGGATTCCCTTCAGCGGCTGATAAGAAATGAAGGTCATTCGCAAGTGGAAACGATGGCTGGCCGTTAGCTGTAGCCACGGACACCTAGCGAACGCGGCCGCTTGCAAGGCCGCTATTGAAATGAAGCGCCGGTGGCAGCCAGATATGACGCTGCACTTAGGGGATTTCGTGGATCTGTCCGGGTTAATGGGTAGCGCGAGGAAAGATCCAGACTCGCCCGAACGCACCGCATCTATCCGCGAGGACTTTGACGCTGGGCTTAATTTCGTTCGAGAACTTGCGCCACGCTACATCTTTGAGGGAAACCATGAGCACCGCCTCACAGCTTTACAATACTCGCCTAGCGCAATCGTGGCGCACTGCTGCACGTCTGCGAAATCGGAGATTTACAACATGTGCAAGGATTTAAAGGCGCAGTATGTGCCTTACGACATTGAGAAAGGCTGGCGCATTCTAGGAGGCACGACATTCGGCCACGGTTTTATGTATTCAGAATCCAGCGCCGTCAGAGATCACGTTGAGATGCTTGGGAAACCCGTAGTTATGGGGCACTTGCATCGGATAGATCGCACGGCAGGCCGCAGCATCGGGGCACCCGTGGGCTGGTCGATCGGTTGCCTAGCAGACATTCCCAGCATGCACTACGCCCGGCGTCAGCGATCTGTTACCAGATGGCAGCATGGCGTTGCCTGGGGCGAATACGTAGAAGGCGGGCAGGGATGCACGGTGAACGTAGTTTCACCCATAGGAGGCGTATGGCGATACCCGGTGTAAAGTCGGATTGGGCATCCGTCCTAACGGAGTATGTCGCTGGGTATCGGCAAGAGGTAGTTCCCGATGGGTGGTTAACTAAAAACCAGATCGCCGAGCTTTGGGGGAAGTCGGCAAATTACGCCAACAAGCTTTTAGCTCATTTGGTTAAAGACGGTAGAGCCGAGAAAAAAAGTTATGTGGTTCGATTGCCTCACGTTGATTCAAAGGGGAAAAAGTTTCTAGGCCATTGCAGGAAAATACCCCACTACCGCCTTATTCAAGGCAAATCGCCTAAATCTTAGCGTTTATTTTCTTTGGCCAGCTCTTTGACTAGCAGCGTGGTGATATATGCCGAAAGGGATAATCCACTTTTTTTGGCAAGACGCTCACCGTTACGCTTAACTTTTGGGTCGATCGTGAGGTTTGTTTTCGCCTTTTTCATAGGGAGGATTGTATGCGTAATAAATACGCATTCAAGTTTAAAAAAGAAAAGTTAATGCCCAAAAGAAAAGTGTTGCTAATACGCCGTGTGTGCGTAGCAAAGGCGTATGCCTCGTCGTCCACTCAGCGGTTTAAAAGCAGAAAAGACAAATATTGTATTGCCCGTTGCTGTGAAAAAAGCATCGCAAAAACTGGCTGCTGCCCGTCGTATTTCGCTTTCTCAGCTCATCACTCAACTGCTTGCAAAAGCATCGGGAGAGCAAAGCTAGATACTTATGAGCTTGGGGCGTCTCAACGTTGTTGCCATGAAACTCCGCCAGAAGAACCAAGCTCTTTCCCTTCGCCAACTAGGCGCTGCTTACGGCTTGGGCTACACCCGAATCAAGCAAATGCAGGCGATGCCTGGATTCCCGCTGATTGCGGGTAAGGTAATTCCGTCTGACTTTGATCGCTGGCGGCTGATACGGACGACTGGCCTAAGTTCACTGCATCGCGGAGATCGTCTACGCAGTGCCGCTGATACAACTCGTGCACTAAAGTCGACGAGTGATTCACGAGTCTCATGGCGACAGATTGAGAACAGCCTGAAAGCCGCAATCTCGTCACTCGGGTTACCCGAAGCGAATGAAAACAATGACGTTTAAGCCCGCAAATATCGAGCAGGCGACGCCAGCAAAGCGAAGCTCGAGTCCGGGGGACTTCGCAAGTGACCTTGCGACCCTCGGCCTTCATTCTGGCCAGCATGGGTTCGATGGCGGCCGGGATGGGGATGCTGAAGGATTTGCCCGTGCCACCCTTGGGGCAGGGGAACGTAAGGATGCGATTCTTCAAATCCACGCAGTCGAGCGGGATCTGCGTCTCACGCAGGCGACAGCCCGTAGCCAACGCGATCTCAAAGCTAATCCGCATCCATTCGGGCACACCTTCCACGGCCAAGGCTTTCCGGGTGATTTTAATCTCATTATCCGAAAAAACGGGTTTAACGCGGGAGATCGGCCCCCTCTTAATTCGGTAATCCAGAAGAGCGACAGAATCCATCTTGCCCAGCAGTCGGCCCTGCCTGTGAATCCATTTAAGAATCTTCAAATCTTGGCACGCTTGGTTACGACCAGCTTTACCGCCGGACGTGCGGGGAAGGCTTTGACGCCATCTCAAATAAATTTCACAATCAGCCGCAGAAAACGCTTGCAGGGTTATTTTCTTTTCGATAATAAATCGCGCAAGATGACGCCAGCAATTCCTGTAATACACTTTTGTCAGAGCAGAAACAGGGTGATTTTCAATCAAATCGTCAACCCAATCGTGGCCGCAATCTTTTTGCTTTTCATTAACGCCAAGTCGAGCGGCCTCGGCCGTTGCCTTAGCTCGATGCAGGGTGTTGTCGATTCGGTAGCGGGTGCTTTTGCTACGCCATTTTCCAGTCGGGTCTTTAAAACGAATAAAGAACCAAGGGCTGCCGCGTTTCTGGTAAGAATACGCCATGGTCATAACGGTAACATTTACTCAGTTTAACGCAACAAAACACAGCAACCATGCAAAGCATAATCAATCAAATCAAAGAAGGAGATAGAACCGTGGGTTCAAATCCCACCCCGTCCGATGCTTATCCCTACAATGACTTACGCCGAAGCGGTAACACGGCAGTAATAACTGAGCCTAAAAAGGCTCACTACCAACAACTAAATTTAAATTCGCGCGGCGGGTACGATTTAACGCCAGAAGCGTTCGTTTATCACCCTAACCCCGCCGTGTGCCGTATGTGGCACGCCCAGCACGAGGCCAGCAAATGATTTCGTGGGAAGTCATGCGCGATCTCGCCCAGGTATCCATGCTGATCACCGGCTGGGCTTTGTTTGTAGGCTCTGGAATCGCCGGTCTAACTGTGGCCCTGCTCGTGTTTGGGTGGGTAGTCGATCAAGTGCGTCGATTCTTTAGGGAGGGCAGATGATTTACGCCAAGGACAACGGTGCCCCCGCACCTAAAAACCAAGGCGGCGTGGCCGGGGCGTTCTATCCGCCTGCGGCTACTGTTCGCGACCTCGAAGCAGAGGGCATTCTGCCGATCTCCGTCTCGCAATCCTACGGATCGGCACAGCTATCGCAGACGACTGCTCTGATCGATCTGCAAACCAAGTACCGTAAACTGCGTAATGACCTAGACGGCATTCAAGAGGTGGTCGCAAGCCTGCTCAAGAGGGCGCAATCGTGAGCGCACTGGCAAAAAAGTTTATCGTGCTTTGGACTGTGGCTGGCGGCCCGGAGCTAGTGGCCGAGCACACTTTCCACCCGACCCGCAAATGGCGTTTCGACTTTGCCTGTAAATCCGCCCGATGTGCGATCGAGCTGGACGGTGGGGCGTTCTTACCGTTTGGCGGCCGTCACGGGCGAGGGATGGGGATGGTGAAAGATTGCGAAAAGTATCGCGCAGCAGCCGACCTGGGCTGGCGCATCTGGCGTTTCACAACCAAGTGCCTGACGGCTGAAGCAGTGGCGATGACCGCCAAGTCATTCCGCCTGTCGATGAAGGAGAAAAAATGAGCGAACCAACCAACGATACACCTATTAACAACGACAAGCCGGACTACGAATACGACGTCTATGAGCGGGAGAGGGCTGATTCTGAATATGAGCATCAGCGCTTCTGTGATTACTACGGCAACAACCTCCGGGGCTGATTATGACCGACCTAACGAAATTTCGCCTGATCGAAAACATCGAAGTGATGGCCTGTCGCAACTCAGCCGAGCGGGTTGTAAAGGCGCTGAACCGAGGCGAGATCGACCAGGCAAAGCAACTGGCCCGCAAGCACGAGATTGCGTGGCACTTGGCCGACCGTGAGTTCCAAGACTTAAACGAACCGCACCGAAATAACGATTTTTGCGATGACGAGTAATCGCAAATCCAAGAAACAAAAACAAAGAAACAATAAACAAGAAAGGGAAATCCTAGTATGCCAATAGTAGCAAGCAGAGGGGGAACTTACACCCCCGCACCCGAAGGGAATCACGACGCAGTGTTCTGCGACGTCGAGGACTTGGGAGTAGTTGAAACGCAGTACGGAAAGAAACATCAGATCCGCCTTGTCTGGCAGATTGCCGAGAAGATGGAGGACGGGCGGCCGTTTACCATTGGCCGGCGTTACGGACTGAGCCTGCATGAGAAAGCAGCTCTGTTCAAAGATCTGAAATCCTATGCCAAAAAGGCGCCACCGCAGAATCTGGATCTGGAAACGCTTATCGGTAAGCCGTGCCAGATTCTTGTGACACATGCGGAGCGTGATGGCTCTACATACGCAAACGTGCAGGCGGTGCTGCCTGCCGGTGCGAACAAAGTGAAAGTCGATAAAGACTTCGTCCGGAAATGCAATCGTCCTGGCGCTCCTAAACCAGCAGTAGTCGAGCTGGATGCCGACGGAACACCAGTACCGTTCTAACCACATTGGCCGGGGTGGGCAATTCCCACCTCGGCCAGAAAGACCCCCCATGGAAATCCTAACTTTAGTAGTTCAAATCGTATTCCCCACAACCGCAGTCGTGCTGGCCCTAATGACCATGCGACTAATGAAGGACTGGCAGTAATGGCTGCGCTCATTGCCACAGCAAAGGCGGAGTCGTCGCACTATTACCTAGCGTCGGGTGAGTCGTGTCACGGTGATTTGCGATCCGCTCGCAAGGTAGGGGCGTTTCCGTCCGTGACCACCATCCTCGGAGCGGCTGGCCCCAGCAAGCAGGGGCTGATGAATTGGAAGGAGGAGCAGGCGATTGCTGCGGCTCTTTCGCTCCCGCGCAACGATGGTGAATCGCTGGCCGATTTTGCCAAGCGGGTGGTATTGGACAGCAGAAAGGAAGTGGAGGCGGCAGCACTACGCGGGACTCACATTCATTCACTTGCTGAAATGATTATCAATCGGCAGGAGCCGGGTGAACTGGTTAAAGGCTACGAGGAGCACTATGCGGGCCTAAAGGAATGGCGGGAGTGCTGCGTTACTAAAGTGCACGCCAGCGAGTCCGTGCTAGTCAACGAGGCGGAAGGCTACGCAGGCCGAGTGGATTTGATCGCCCAGATTCACGGTGAGATGGAGGTTATCGATTTTAAAACGAGGAAATTTAAGAAAGACGCAAAGGGCGTCTCAAAAGCATCTGGCTATGAAACTGATCTTTTGCAGCTCAGTGCCTATGCGTACGCATTCACGGACGACGGAATGGCCTGCCGAAACATTCTGATCGATCCAGTCACCGGCCAGTTGCAGGACATTCGCTACACGGCCGAGCAAGTTGCTCAGGCGTTTGAGGCATTCACGTCCATTTGCAAGGTTTGGCGCTGGCTGAAGAAGTACGACCCGCGTGAGGTGCGCTGTGATTGAAATCCTACCCGAACAATCCACCCACGAGCAGTTGCTGAACCGCGTGCGCTCGCTGGCCCGTGAGTTGGCGGAGGCAAAGGCTGCGCTGGCGGCTGCCGAAGGACGCGAGAACGATCTGATTGATCGCATTAGGAGCGGGCTATGAGGACACTGCTTTCAATCCTCGCTCTGCTTGGCTTTACAACGGCCAAGCTAGGCAACGCTCTAATCGATTTGCGCCCGATCGCCAAAAAGATCGACGTGAAGAAAATTAAGGTTCGCATCACTGGCTACTGGCCGGGGGAGGACGAGTGGAGCAGTCGCTATCAGTCGAGCACTGGCACTAGGTTGCGTGCTGGCCGTCACTGCGCCGTCGATCCCGACATCATTCCGCTGTGGTCAAAGATCCGCGTGATGGGCGGAAAGCGGGAGTGGGTGGCAGTCGATACCGGCACGGCCGTAAAAAGCAAAAAGGCGAGCGGTGGAAAGTTGCCTGTGGTGGACGTGTTTGCTGCAAGTGAAAAGCAGTTTAAGGCGATGCGGTTGCCGAAGGTGGCGATGGTGGAGGTGACGAAGTGAGCACGAAGGCCGCCACGTTTGCATCTAAACGAAATCGGGCTGCTGGCCTTGGCGATACACGGCCGACGTTCCGGCGCCTTGGCGTGATCGCTGGCATGCTGCGCCGGGATCTGACGCTGCCGAGCTGTGCCAGGTTGGGCGTTAAGCTCGAATGTAGCTACAAGACGATCCAGCGGGACATTGATCTGCTGCGCGACTTCTTTGGCTATCCGCTTGAATACGATCGCAATAAGTACGTCTACAGACTGGCGGGGCCGCTGCCGAAGGCGGTGCTGTGAGCCTAGCCGATCTCCTAGCCATGTTCTCCGCCCGCGTCATCGGTACGTACACGCCAGAGCAGTACGCCGACTGTGTGCTGGAGGCCCGCGCCAATCGCCACCGCTGGGGAATGGGGCAGTGGTGAGCGTAAAGCGTCTTACCTGGCATCTCGCCGTGCTCGAACGTGCGAAGAAGAATTTGATCAAGAAGCAGTACGATGCAGTGCGTACCAGGCTGGATCTCGCCGTTCTTATGGCCACGGAAATGCTTAAGCAGGCCGAGGGATTTAAGGCGAAAGCCGTCGAGGAGAAGAAAACGAAGGAGAGCAAATGATTGCACCACTACCCCCCGCAATCGAAGCCATCCATCGCAACGGGGCCGCTGAAGGTGAGCGCAACACGCAGCTCTTTAAGTTAGCCTGCCAATGGCGCGACCAAGGGCTGACGGAGTTCGACGCAACAACCAATGCCGAGGAGTGGGCCTACAAGGTTGGGCTGTCGCAGAACGAGGCCGTCAGTGCGGTTAGATCCGCGTTCAGCAAGCCAGCCAGGGAGGCGTGGAGGCCGAAAGCCAAATATGGCTATCAGAATGGTGCGATCGTGCGTGAGGATCTGCCAGTGCCGCCGATGCCGATCAGCGTGGAGAGCGGGCCAGTCGATAAGTTCCTGACGACTTGTTTCGACGTAGGCGATCAGATCAATATCTGCCGATCTATTAAGGACGGCGACCGCGAGCGGCCGGACGGTGCAGGTGAGACGCGAAGCCGGGAGGAGTGGCTGGAGCTATTTAAGGCCGACGGGCTGAAGGAGTGGCAGGGCGATGCAGTTGGCGTGTATGTGTCGATCAACGCTAACAACGGAAAGAATCGGAAAGCGGAATCGATCGTAAAGTACCGCCACTGCCTAATTGAGTTTGATGAAAGCACTATGGCTGAACAGTGGGCGATTATTAAGCGCAGTGGCCTGCCTACGTCGTCCATCATAAAGAGCGGATCACGCAGCCTGCACGCATGGGTTGAGATTCGGGCAGCCAATGCCAAGGAGTTCGCTGAACGGGTGGACTTCATTTACAAGCACCTAGAGCACAGTAAGCCCGATCCAGCCAACAAGGACGCAGGACGGTTGTCGAGGTTGCCAGGTGCGATGAGGACGGCCACGGGCTTACAGCAAGAGTTAGTCGAGTGTGGCGCACCTACGCTGACTTACATGGAATGGCAGGAGCGCACAATCTACGGGGATATTCCTGAGCCTTATAGCTGGGAACAGTTGGTCAATTTTAAGGAGGATGCCGATATAACGCAACTGCTAGGCAAGCGGTGGATCTGCCGTGGAGGTTCGGCGTTGTGGGTTGGGAGCAGTGGCCTTGGTAAGAGCGTGCTGTGCTTACAGGCCGCAATCACTTGGGCGGCCGGCCGTGATCTGTTTGGCATTAGCCCACACGGCAAGCCGTTAAAGTCGCTAATCGTGCAAGCGGAGAACGACGAAGGCGACGTGGCAGAGGCGTTGCAGGGCATCTTAAAGGCGCTGGATTTGACCGCAGAGGAGTTGGATCGGGTGAAGCAAAACATTGTGATCGTGCGTGACTGCACGTCCACAGGTGAACGGTTCGTGGACAGGATGCGTCGCCTAGCTGAAAAACATAAACCCGACCTAGCCTGGGTAGATCCGTTGCTGGCGTTTATCGGTGGCGACTTATCGAGCCAAGAGACTGCCGGTGGCTTTTTGCGTAATTTGCTTAACCCACTCGCCCTATCTGGCGGATTTGCTTGGATGCTTATGCACCATACGCCAAAGCCAACACGAGACGGCAGCGGTTATCAAGGGCACGACAAGGCGTATAGCGGTTTTGGATCTAGCGAACTGACGAATTGGGCAAGAGCCGTTTTAATGCTGTCGCCTTGTGGCCAGGATGAGCAAGGAACGTACACATATAAGCTAGAGGTGACCAAGCGCGGAAAGCGGTCTGGCTTGCGTTCTGGCGTAACTGCGAGCGATTTAATTGCCAGTAAGACGCAGCCTTTAGTTCACTTAAAGCATGCCGACAAGGGCATGGCGTGGATTGAGGTGGGAGCGCCTGAGAAGTCAGTAGGCCGTCGGGCATCCACAATCGATTGGGCAAAGCTACCTGAAGGGGCAAAGTACACCCAAGTTGTTACATTCGTACAACAGGCCACCCGGTTGCAGGAACGGCAAGCGAAGGCCCGCGTGAAGCAGGCTAAAGATGACGGTTTAATCGAAGAAGCCAGCGATGGCTTATTCAGCAAAAAGGTGACAAATGAGCCATTCTAGAGTTAGTGCAATAACTATTACTGCACTAGTGCAGTATTGCGAAGCATGTAGGTGCAGTAATAAAGGCCCTTTAGGGCCTATTATTGCACTAATGCAGACGGCCGTTTTCATTACTGCACTAACGACTGCACTAAGGGGGTTAATCTAATATGATAGATCAGCAAGCGTTAGAACGCATCCCATGCGGTTCAGCCCACATATCCACCCGGATAGATGGCATAGCGGATCTAGTCCATGAGGCGTTCTATGAGCTGGGTCTGACTGTTACAACGTCGTCAGTGGCCTTGACCACACAGGTATTCCATTACCTTATAACTAAGGCGCCAGACCATCCAGCCGTTCAGAACATGGCCGACACGCTTGAACAGTCTGTGCTGGCGGTCGTGCTTAACAGGTCGACCAAGTCCATGACCCAGCTCGCAAGCGAGCACAAGATTACCAAGCAGGCTTTTAGCAAGCGGGTGCTCAGTCTAACTGATCGCCTTGGCTTGCCTGTCAGAGCACAGAAAAGCCAAAAGGCTCGTGAGGCATACGACCTCAGAGCAAGGAAGCACCACGACAAGCGGCGTCGTCAGATTCCTAAGTTTAACAACGCCGCATTATTGAAAGGCAGGGACAGATGCAAGAACTCAAAGAAGTAATCAAGAAGCTAAACAAGAGGCGCACGGAAACGCTTGAGCAGATGGGTGAGGTTATTGGCCTAGCAGCACAGGCCGGTGCCATCATATCTAACGCAAGAGCTAAAGGTGAGAACGTGTCTGCGTTGCTAGAGTCGGTTGATCTAACTGATGAGCAAGGCAAGCGGTTAGAACGTGTAGCGGCACATCAAAAGAAGCTGCAAGACGGCGACCCAGCCGCCTTGCGTCAGATCATGCTGTGGACAGAGATGCTCCCCGATCCAATCACGACATCCGTACCAAGCGAACGCAAACCGTTCTTCTTTCCGCTGATTAAAGTTAGTCAGTGGTTCCTGAACCGATCCAAGCCTGAAGCCTGGACATCCGACATGCGTACAGAGTTCATCCGCTACGCAGAGCCGATCGCTAAGAAGTACACTGAGCTGACGGGCAAAGGCTCTTGAGTATGAGCGGGCAAATTCTCTTGAGTAGACGGGCACAGATTCTCTTGAGTAGGACACGGCAAAATCTCTTGAGTAGAAATTTTTTTTCTACACTAGGAGTCTCCTTGAGTAGAAACATCGCGGTGGAAACGACT